CTTGTAGCACCAATCGCAATAGTGGCTACACCAGTTCGCAGTAATGAGTTAGAAGCGGGAGCACCGGAACGAAATTGAGCGGACATCTTATAATCTAACTGCGGAAATTAATTCGGCTTAGATTACATCAGACGAGATGCCAATGACTTCTTACCACCCGAAGCACCACCCGAAGCACCACCATAACCGACCGTGTTCAGACCGGACTTCACTGAGCCGAGGAAGCCGGAATCGGGAAGAATGCCCTTCACGGCAGACACGATGGGCTTCGTGGAGTTGTAGATGTCCCGAGCCTTAGACAAGATATTACCCAGTGCCGAGAACGAGAAACCACCAACCATTCGGTCAAGTTCCGCACGGACACCCATTGGGGCGAGAGGAGCGGAGATAATGTCTTGTTCGGACAGAACACCCTTGATAATACGGGAAGAACCACGAATAGACTCAAAGAATCCGCTATTAGCAGTAATTACAAAAAGTTGGGGAGTCTGAGCAACATCTGATGTGTTCTTAACAGTGATATTGAACTGGAGCGTAAAGTTGCCGACGAGCGAAGGGGCTTGACCGGACTGGAGAGTGATGTCTTGCGACGGCTTGAGGACAAGAACAGAGCCGACCAAAGGAATGGTCTGACCTTGCTGACGAACGGCATAATTGCCGTAGCCGGGTGTCTGAACACTCGCACCAGCAAGGGCGGGGTATGAACCACCAGCACTCTTGCCTTGACCGATGAACGAAGCGTAATCCATATCCAAGCCGTTCTTCACGGACATATTATACAATTGTTCCGTGCTTACACTGCTCAACAGACCGCTAAAGTTGTCAAAATTGACGGAAAGTGGATTCGCTACACCATCTAACTGAGTGGCGAGTGGCAAATACCAATCGGCATCATTCTTACCGATGGCAGAGGGACGAGCATAGATGAGGAGCAAGTCCGGGATACAAGGGAGAGTAATGGTCTGCGACTGAATCTGACCCGTAGCACCCGGGTTAATCGTTCCCGCTGAAAACTGAGTGATATAACGGGGGAACTCCATATAAGGCACTACACTCTTCGGAGGTAGTGGAACATCAAGTGAAGGAGTGAGGAATTGAACATTCACTACGCTCTGCTGAAACACTTGACCAGCGTTGGCAAGGGTGTTAAACGCAACGTTGGTAAGGGAACGACCAGCACGAGCACACTGACGAACCACACGGCTCACACCCGTAGCACCTTGAAGGTTCATAATCAACTGAATGTTGTTCAGACCGAACAGACCCGTGTCCCACTCATACTCATCGGAGAACACGAAAGGCGACAACACAATCGGCTCAGTGGAACGAAACTTGAAGTAGATGAGGGAAACGAGGGGAGCACCACCAGCAATGGCAGAGTTAAACACGGGAACACCATTGACGGCATCATAGGTGGCAGCAGCATAGGCTGGGGAAGCCGTGCCGAGAGCATTACCAGCCGGGTCAGTGAAGATAAGGTTGGGTGAAGCACCGTTGGGGACGTTGTCGTAGTCCGTTGCTTGGTCATAGCCACCGATGGGGTTGTTCAGTGTGCCGTAAGCGTCGTTGTAGTTGGCATACTTATCCATCATTGTCTGAGCCGTGCGAACCAAACGGTTCTTCTTATAGTCCGTCAGACGCAGAACTGGATACATAACGTCTTGGGAGTTAATCACTGAAGTTGTGTCGTTAATCGTGGCACTAATCGTGGAGCAAAGGGAGTTCAACGGAAGCATAGCAAGTGAAAAATCACGACCGGGGACAACGAGGGAGTCGCCGTTGGTCGGGAGGGCTGACTGGGTGAGAGTCATAGACATAAAAGCGGTGGAACTCCATAGCAACTTTCTATCAACAAAAACGTTCTCTGAAGGCACGTAGATGTTGTAGGTGTGCTGGGACGAGGTCGCAGCAATGGCGTTGAATGGAGCATTGGTGAGCGACAAAGCACCCTTCTCCACTGCGAACTTCGGGCGAGATTGAACGATACGTGAATCCAGAACGGCGAGTTTCTCAATGTCGGCACTCATCTTCTTATATTCTGTCTATAGAAATAAAACTGGCAGAATTAATACCCGTAGGGCGATGATGGGTATGACGGGTTTGGGGTATGAAATATTTTTAGAGAATGGTCATCACAAAAAATATTTTTCAGTCCGGGCTTTTTCTAAAACTTTTTTTATGCGTTAAACCCGTCATACCCGTCATACCGAACCTTTCTTTCGGAACATAATCTTGATGGATACACTGGAAAGGTTATACATATAGACCGGATACAACTGTGAATCCAATCGGTTCTTCCAAAAGACTTGAACATCAATGGTGCGGAGTTCTTGACGGCTCGGAGACATATCTGTCATACGGTATTCAGCCACGGGAGTATAGTAGATGAACTGACGGTAGAGGTCAGCACCACCCGCAGCCAAATCCAACGCAATATCCGTAATGATGGGGTCAAAAGCACTGAGCGTGGTGGGAGCAGATACACCCAAGTTGCCACTACCCAAAATGTTAGGAGCAGAAGCAGATTCTGTCTTAATCGGAAGAAGGGTGGTAGTGAATACAATAGATGAAATGGGCGACCATAGTGTATCCACACTCTTGAAGTCTTGAGTAAGTTCCCAATAGACTTTCTGAGCCGAGAGTGGAACGAATCCGAGTGGGGGAATGCCGGACTGGGGTGGGACACGATAATCCGCTACATTCTTATAGAACTTATTGCTAAAGATGAGTTCATACACATATCCTTGAGGGACGTTATTTACTGGGAAAGCGGGATAGACTACACCATCAATTGTATTACTGAGAATAGTAGTGTCGTTCCAGTAAATGGTATTAAAGTTCGCAAACAGACCCGCCATATTTGTGTTAAAGAACAGACGCTCACGGGGCTGAGTCTGCGGAGATGCCGTTCCCGCCACATAAGGAATCGCAGTGAAAGTGGTCAAACGCTGACCATAGCCATCACTATCACCATACAACGTGAAGAGGCGATTGTTCTCATCATACACGATACGTGGAGTCTGAACCGTTGCTTGAAAGGCATTGAACGTAGCAAAGGGGAATGGGTCAGTTAAACCAGCGTATCCCGCCCATTGTGCTTGAAATTGAGTGTAGAGGGCTTGATGTGCCGTAAGAAGCGTCTGATTCACGAGGTCAATCCAATGCTGATACGTAAATACCCAATAATAACGACTGCTGAGGTCTTGTGTAATAACGGGTGTTCGTGGAGCGGGAGCAAGATAATCATTTTTTACTTCGGGGACGTAAATAATAAACGTCGGCAACGGTGTAATGTTGAACGAAATCGCACCCAAGTTGGTATTCCACGTCTGCTGGTAAGAAACCGCAACGGAATAGGTTGTTAGATTGGGGTCGGTCTGACCCAGTAAAATATTAGGGATAAACAACGGCAAATCACGATTCGCACCGTTCATTGTAAAACGAATAATAGAGAACTCATACTCAGACACGTCTTTAATCAGTGCCGTATCACGGGTTTCATTGAAACGAATCTGCGGGTCGGCAGTGAGAGCAAGACTACTAACATCATTCTGAAGAACACCAAGGTCTTTAGAATTATTGTTAATAATGTCGCAGTTGTAATACAGTAAGTCGGGGCTATTGCTCAATCCACCAACTTGCTCAAATCTTCCACGATTGAAAGCCATCTTCTATATCACATAGAGAGATTATTTTCTTAACTTATCATACGTTATGCCCGATACGAAGTCATCGGGGGTCATCTTACTCTTCTTAATAATAGACGCATACTTATCCAGTGAATATGGAGAGTATAGCAACCTAACTACACAATGCCTACCGCACGTTGCTACATTTGGTGATTCACGTTGGAACTGATGATGATTGTAAAAAACGGGTTTGCCCGACGCTCTTAACAAACGAGTTAAATCGGGTCGCTCAATATCCAGCATTTCCAAACGGCTTCTTGACATACCATCTTTTTGTGCGGTGTCCGGGGCATCACCATAGGGGTCAAAGAACTCTATCGCATTAGGTCTATTCATTAAACACGTCCAATGTCCCGAAGTGGGACTACTGTTGGGAAATAGCACTATCGCTCTGCCTTTCTCATCAAAGAGGTCGTCCGCACTTTGTAAATCTTTTAGTTGTGGATAATTCCATATTTTGATGTCGTTGCCCAATAGTTTCCGTATATCATCATCACCGAGTGGATATGATTTGACTCTCGCAATTCCACCTTGCGACATTCTCTATATGTTTCCGTTTTTTTTCTATCAGTGTAATAGATAAAGATGTCATATGCTCAGTGGAGTCCTTATACGACGTATGTCCTTAATGACATTGTAGAATATGCTGGTTTCATCTACAGTGCTACGGCTACAAACATCAATGTGCCACCCCAACCCACTACCGTCATTTGGACGCTTACGGGTGGCAGTGGCGGTGGAGGTATAGTGAATACCATCACGGCGGGTAATCCAAACATCACCGTTGGTGGAACGGCTACAAATGTAGTGCTCTCGGGAACACTACAAACCCTTACCAGCAATGTAGCCACTTCTAACTTTGCCTTCTCGGGCAACTCAGCGGGAAATCCCTCCTTTGCCGTTGGTGGCGGTGAAGAGTTCAAAGTCATTACAACCGACCTCACTCCGCATATTTTGGTAAGTGGGGGTGTTAGTGGTGGCGTTCAACTGGGTCTTCCAAGCGGTTATGGCGGGTATAAGATTACCGCTCCTACGGTTGCTCTCGCCACCACCAGTGATTTTCAAGTGGCGACCACTGAGTTCGTCCAGAATGCGATTATTGCTGGTGGTGGTGGAGGTGGTGGTGGTGCTACTGGTGCTACTGGTGCTACTGGTGCTACTGGTGCTACTGGTGCTACTGG